CTGTCACTATTGGCAGTGTTATGCTTGATGAGAAGAAATTCAATATCCACTTTGCTCGCAAATATGGGCAAATGCGTAAGCTTTATATGGAAATCCTTAAGTTCAATTTCCCGGAAAACGAAGAGGGTTTTCAGGAGCCCGATACAGAAGGTTAATTAAATCTGCATCGGGTAAGGAAAAACCAGTTACAGCGCTGGAAAGAGAAATCAGTGAAAAATTCTCTCAGAGTTGGTTGATTTATAGAATTGCAATGCACCCTAAAGGTGGGATGGATTTAGCTCTTAAAATGAGTACAAACTATTCCACACGACAGCTACACGATGTTATTGAGATGCTTGATGTATATGATGCTCTTCTTGAGCAAGAAAAAGCAAAGAATAAGACTTCTTAAGTTCAAGGAGATGTAATTGAATATCGCAAAATATGTGGCAAGCATCGGGTTTAATGTAAGCACTCAAGATATTAAAAAGGTTGACAGGGCATTAAACCTTGTTGAAACTAAGCTTAATAACTTTCAAAGACGACTAGCTAAGAACTTTAGCTTAAAAATTAATAGTTTTGATGTTGACCAAAGAAGGTTGAATATCGCTCTTGGTAATGCATTAGATGTAGCTTCAGCTAGGACTGTGTTTGAGGTTAATAGGTTTACAGTAGATCAGTTCCATCTTAATAGGGTTATGACTGCTGCTTTGACCCAAGCTTCTCGTGTAGCATCCAGCTCCGCCCCTTTAAGACCCTCTCTTCAAACCCCCGCTGGTACTCCCCGTTCATCATCTAGGAGCAGAGCTTATGCAGGAGTTGGTGGCATTGGGCTTGGGTTAGTAGGTCCACTTGGATATGGTGCCCTTGCATTAGCTGGTGGTGGGTATGGCCTTGGTGCTCTTAACAGACGTAACCAAGAAGTAGTATCTGCTCAACTACAATCACAAGCTGTTGTTCAGCAAGCTGGTGGTACAGCAGAAGAAGGTCAAGCTTCATTTCAGTATTTAAGATCTGAAGCAAATAGGATAGGATTCAATTACCTAGACGCTTCGGCTGACTATAACAAACTTATTTCGGGTCTAACAGGCTCAGGTGTGAGCGTAAGGGAGAGTCAAAGAGTTTTCTCTGGATTTGCAGAGTTGGCTCGTGTTAATAAGTTGGACAAAGTTACTCAAAACAGACTTTTTCGGGCTTTAAGTCAAGTAGCTGGTAAAGGCAAGCTACAAGCAGAAGAACTAACCGGACAAATCGCGGAAGCACTTCCTGGCGGTACTGCACTATTTGCCCAAGCATATCAGGCACAGAGGGGGGGTAGTCTAACCGGACAAGCTGCTATAAGTAAGTTGATGGCAGATATGAAAAAGGGTCTTGTTACTAGTGATATCCTTACTTTTGCAGCAACTCAAGCTTCCTTGAGAGCAGCTCCCGGCCTCAGTGCCGCAAGCCAAGCCTCACAAGCAGAACAACAAAGATATCAAAACGCTGTTTCAGACATTGCTGTTGTAGCTTCAGACGCCGGTGTAGAAGAAGGTTTTGCCCGTATTTTCCGTACCTTAAATGCAGGACTAAGCGAGTCTGATAATCTGGTTAAGGGTTTGGCGGAAGGCTTCAATGATGCAACTAAATTCGCCGACGATTTGCTCTTGTTCCCTCAATCTTTTATTCGCCTGCTTGAAGGAAGAGACTCCTTGATAGCTGATTGGCTGGGTGTTGATACTACAAGGCAGTTAGTAGAAGACTGGAAGAACCTTAAAGAGATTTGGACACAAATTTCAAATATCAAAGCGGAAGACATATTCGGAGATTTCTTGCCAAGCCTTGAGTCTACAAGCCGTGAACTGGCTTCTATTATAAACTTCATTGCTCAAGGTAAGAACTTACTCTCTGGAAACCTTCCTACAGAACGTGTTGATTATAATAGTGTAGAGAAAATTGATCCATTTGGGACAGGTGCTTATGCGAGCCCAGCTGGATTAGCTTCAGCAGCGTTTAATAATTTTTTGGTGGGTGTTGGAGAGTACGGGGATCGTAAAGAAAGGATAAATGTAATTAATGATCCTAATTCTATCTACTATAATGATCCTGCCGGTTACGACCAGATGCAAAAAGATTCTGCGATGGCAGCCGCATCCGACAGAGCTAATAATGTAACTACTAATCAAATATCCTTGACCTTAAATGTCGATGCAGTTACATTAGGTCAAATAAACATAGAAGCTCAAGCTCAACAACTGGCACAATCCATAGCCTTGAATTTAGAGCAAGTTCTAGTTCAATTCCCACAAAAGGAGTAGGTATGTCTTTAGCCATTAAATGGGATGACGATAACGGCGGAGGTTTTATCTACCTAGATGCGGTTACTGCCTATTCTCAGGACTATAGTGGTAAGGTTAGTAACCATCCCATAGATGCCGGTGGTAACGTTACAGATCACTTCTACCGTAATAACGCTAGATTCAAGATTGGTGCTGTAATTTCAGGTATTGATATCTCAACAGGAACTTATCTTATCCAAGATTTGGAAGGGAACTCTCCTTACAATTCAAACGATGACGTGAATCCTGTAAGCGTCAACTCTTCCGATCAGAGTCTACTACAAAAGTTTTTACCAGACAGCATTGGACAGTTTTTATCTGATTCAACACCTGAAGTGGTAGTTGAGAGTGCCCGAACCGATCTTACGGAACAGATTAGATCTGCACTGATTTCTTTAACTTCGGGTGAAATTATTAACCCGCAGACAGGACAATTCAATCCTAATATTCAGTTGATTGACCTGTATGAATATGATGGTTTTAAGCTTACCCGCGTAGTTAATAGGTTGGTAATGACTAACGTCACGTTCAGGGAAACACCAGATACAGGCTATGCATTATACTGCGATTTCTCTTTTGAGCAAGTGTCTTTTGCCGTATTGAAACAAACAGTTATCCCTCAAGATGTTCAGAGCACTCTTAAGAAAAAAGCCAGTCCTAAAAACGCTAAAGGTAAACAGGACAGTAAAGCTCAAGATGCTGGTACTGGTACCAATCCTCCAGAATATAAAGACATTGATCCACTTAGACAGGCGAGGGAATAATGGCTGAAAAATATGTGTCTCTACCCTTGTTTGCCGATGCAGATTATGAATATAGCGTAGCATTACAAGGTGATTCTTATATCCTGCGCTTTATTTACAACGAAAGAATGAGACTTTACACAATATCTCTGTACGATGCTGATAGTAATCCAATTGTTCTAGGAGAGGCTTTAGTTCCTTCCTACCCTATGTTCTTTGAGTATGCTTTGTATCCATTAACGGGTTACTTTTATATGGAAGAGAAGGCCAATATTCTGTCTGAACCGTATAAAATTTATCCTGATCAGATTCATCAGTATTACAATCTTTATTATATTTTTGATGATGGTGAATAAATGATAATCCCAGTACCTTGCAATCTTTGAAGATTTGGTATAAAATAATTACTCAATCTTCAAATATAAGGGTAGTGAAAGATGGCAACACGTCAACAGAGTATGTTCGTAGGGGATGAGTACTTTAGTAGTAGGTTTGGAGTATTTAAAGTGGTCGCCTATCACGGCTGTAATGCTGTGGATGTTCAGTTTAATGACGGAACAATTGTCCAATCTACCACTGGAAATATACGCAGTGGTAGGGTACGAAACCCTAATCATCGTATATTGTACAATGTCGGGTATATTGGGGTCGGAGACTATAAACCATCACTGAATAGTGCAAACACTAGGGAGTACAATACGTGGAATAATATGTTCGATAGAGTTTATTCTGAAACAGAGGTAAGGAAAGATCCTCGACGGTTGCACAGTAAAGTCTGGGAAGGCTGGCACTGTTATCAAGATTTTGCGGCATGGTGTAACAATCAACCTTCATGGGAAAAGTATTCTTGTGCATTGGACAAAGATTTGCTAGTTAAGGGTAATGTTGACTATACTCCAGATGTTTGTTGTTTTATACCTAACAGATTGAATACTATTATCTCTAAGCCTTTTATTAGTGAAAATATACATATGTTGTCTGACGGTTATGCAGTACAATCTCGTGACATGGCGGGCAATAATAGACTCTTACGTGGATTCAAATCGAAAGAGCAGCTAATCGGTACTTGCAAAACTCAAAAAGAGATTATTGTAAAGACTATTGCGGCGGAGTATAAGGATTATTTTCCAAATAGGGTTTATCAGGCTCTGATGGGTTGGGAGTTAGATGTTATATGAACCTATTACAAATAAACAGGGTCTACGAACTTATCATTGGAGATTATAAGACTGGTAATGGACTCCTGATAAAAGACTTGCAAGTTACCTTTGATATCTCCAAGTCAACAAATAATAAAAATAGAACAAACTCTGCCAGCATTGAAATTTATAACCTGAGCGAAGAAAGTCTTAAAATTCTAGACACTGACTACCCCGCTGCTGTATTTAGCGCAGGGTATTTAGATACAGGCGGAGTTAAAAGACTTTTCTCTGGCCAAGTGACTAACGTTTCAACTCGTAAGTCCGGCACTGATATCATAACCCAGATTACAATGGGAAGTGGTTATACAGAACTTAACCACGAGACACTAAGCGACGTTGTGCCTCCCGGCAATAATGTTCAAGACGCGATTGAAAAGCTGCGTAAGGCTATTGGAGCAGATCGTGGTGTTTACAATGGAACAAACCTGAATAATGAAATTATTTACGGTTATCCTCTATCCGGTACACCAAAAGAGATGCTTGATGAGCTTGCTGAGAAATATCAGCTGGATTGGCAACTAGATGATGGTGTTCTTTACGTTCATGACAATGACAGGGCCGCTACAGAACAGTTTCAACTGGCCTATGTAATCTCCCCTTTTACTGGACTAATTGAAAGACCTTATCGCGTATCTGGAGATAAAAGACGTTCTAAGAAAGACAAAGTAAAGAAGCCGGGAGTTCAAATGAAGATCCTCCTCAACCCAGAGATTAAAGCAGGGGATATCATCAAGATAGATGAAGGTCTTCTTAAGGGTTGGTACAAGGTTGACAGCTTGAGACACACAGGGTCTTGGCGTGGTGAAAATTGGTATACTACAATCAAAGGTAGTGCCTTAGAGAAAGTAGTCAAAGGATAAAGAAAATGGTTAATGAAATGCAGGATGTTCTTACTGCCGCTTTCCAATCACAAATGAATAATGTTTACACAGCTATTCCTTGTGTTGTAGTTTCAGTTGCAGGACCTTCTTCTGTTAATATTCAGCCTGCAATCAATCAGAAGATGAAAGATGGTGGTGTTAAAGAACGCCCGGTAATTCAATCCGTTCCAGTGTCCTTCCCTGTATCTAAAACAGCGGGGTTCACCTTTCCGATTAAGCCAGGGGATACAGGCATTGCTGTGTTTTCAATGAGGTCCATTGCAGGTTGGAAAACTTCTGATGGTTATCCTTCTACACCTCTTGATTATTCAAAGATGGATAAAAACGATGCCATGTTTATACCGGGTATTCAAACACAAAGTATAGCAGTGAATAACCCAGATAAGCACATTTATGATCATAGTGTTGAAGATGCTGTAATGTTTAATGGTCTTGGTGGAAATGAAGCCGAAGTCAGGATTAAACAAAATGGCGATGTTCTGATTAGAACACAGCAAAAAGTTATTGTTGAATGTGACGAAGCTAACGTTACAGCAAACACATCAGCATCTATCACTACACCTACTCTGTCAATCAATGCTGAAAATACGACATGGGTTGGTGACGTAGCTCATATCGGAACATTTACGTTTAACTCTATTCCATTCGCAACTCACAAACATGTTGGGGTTACTTCAGGTAATCAAACTTCAGGTACACCTGTCGCATAGGAGGTCATTTGGACTTACTTCTAAGTTACGAGACAAACGATTTAGTATTCCATAACGGACCCCTTACTAAGCAATATACCACACAGCCTTTTGTTGATACTGTCAGACAAAGGCTGTTTATATTGCTCAAGACCTTTGAGAATGAATGGTTCATGGACTTGAACCACGGCATACCATATTGGCAAAGTATACTCGGTAAGAAGACAACTAAAGCTGCTGTTGATTTAATTTTCCAGCAAGAGATATTTGCGGAAAATGGTGTAAAAGAAATTACATATTTTAATTCCACTTTTGTAAATCGAGTGTACTCCTTAGAATTTAAAGTCAAGGTGAGTACCGGAGAAGAGACAGGGATTATCACTATTAACCCCGTTATTTAAGACGGTAAACTTAAGATTTTAAAGGATGAGTTATGGCTGGATTAACTAACGAAGGGTTTGAAATTAAAAGGTTGGCTGACCTCAAGGCTGAAGATGATGCCCTGGCGGTGGAATTATTTCAGGATTTAGTCTCCCCTGGGGATATCGTAGACACATCAGCAAGTTCAACTATTGGTCGTCTTATTGGTCTTCATATCCCCTCTCTTGCTGACCTTTGGGAAGTAGCTCAACAAGTATATCTAGCTTTTGACCCCAACTCAGCTACAGGCGTTGCTCTTGATAATCTTGTAGCTTACGGTGGTTTGATTCGCGGTGAACAAACATTCTCTACAGCACAGGTTCTGTTCACTGGCGATGTTGGCACTCTGATTGATGCAGGCCTAACGGTCCGTGGTACAACAACCGGTGAAGACTATACTGTAAGAGCTTCTGTTACTCTTAATGCTACAGGGGCATCGGGTATTGGCGTACAACCTCTTGTAGTTACAGATAGTACACTTTACACCATCAGTTACCAAGCAGCAACCACTACCAACACAATTAGCTACACAAGTGGCGTTGGTGCTACAGCAGCTTCTATCTTGTCTGGTATTCAAGCTGTAATTATGGCAAGTCATCCTACTCTCTCAAGCACTATTACAAATAACATCTTGTATATTGATAGAGTGAATGTCTTTGATGTTGTCAATTTCACGTCTAGCTCTAATATCGGCATTCTTAAAGCTAAGAAAGTAGGTAGCGTTACAGCCGTAACAGCCGGTCCAATTACGGGCGAAGCTAATACAATTACTTCGATCCAAACTCCAAAGATTGGTTGGGATGCTGTAACAAACCCGACTGCTGTTGTTCCGGGCGAAGATGTTGAAACTGATGAAGAACTTAGAGAAAGATTCCGTCAGAGTAAATACATCAGGGCTACCAATATTCTAGAAGCTTTATATTCTGATTTGATCAGCCTTGCAAACGTTACAGAGGTTCAGATTTACGAAAACGATACAGATGTTGTAGATGCTAATGGTGTACCTGCTCACAGCTTCTTACCTATTATTCTAGGTGGAGACCCATTAGACATTGCTGAAACCATATGGGAAAACAAACCTCTTGGTATTAGATCGTATGGCAATACAATCCAAGTGATTTACGATAGTCAAGGATTTGCACACGATATTGGCTTTGAAAGACCAAACCCTACAGACGTTTATATTCGTATGGACCTTACCACAGACGCAACATATCCTCAGAACGGTGATGATTTAATTAAATCAAATCTGATCGATTATTTCTCAACAACATTTGGGATTGGGGACGATGTTGTGTTTAGTCGTTTGTATACTCCGATTAACTCTGTTCCCGGTCATCAAATCAATAGTTTAGAAGTAAGTACGGACGGTGTTACTTACACCTCTACAAACATCGTAATTCCTTTCAATGGTATTGCAAGTCTTGAATCTGCAAACATCTTAATTACAAAAACTTAAGGAGTATCAGATAAATGGCGAGTCCTCCTTTTGTTACAATCAATTATACAGAAGAAGCAAGAACAAGAGTAACCGAGCAGTTCAAGGGCGCTGAGGTATTTGATAATTACGTACAAATCCTTACAAAAGGTCAGATTGACCTAGAAAATACGTTTAAAGACCTTCTTCAGCTTCGTGACATTGATACTGCTACTGGTGAACAACTTAATATCATTGGTCGTATTGTGGGGCAAGATAGAGAACTTATTGCCGCCGATCTTTATGACTTCTTTGGTATGATTGGAGCTTTAAATGCGTTCCCAATGGGAGATATTAATGATCCTTCTATTGGTGGCATTTTCTATAGTTACGGTATTGATTTAGGTGGTAACGTAGAGCTTGACGATGAGACATACAGAACTTTCATCAAAGCTAAGATCTACAAGAACATTACAGCATCTACCCCAGAACAATTCATTACAGCGATTAAGCTCATCTTTGGTTTAGACCAATTGGCTGTAGTTGCTGAAGGGGATGCTTCTGTTACTGTTTTACTTGGTGGTCAACTTACCCCATTCCAAAGAATTCTTCTTAACTATATATCATATTCCCAAGGATATCCCTCAAGGCTTATTCCTAAAACAGTTGGGGTTAGGATTAACTTTGGTGAATACGTCCCTAACGGCTATTTCGGCTTTCAGGATAGTCCCGGTGCTTTAGGTTTTGGGGACATATCAGGTACATATGGGTGGGGACTTGGTTATGGTTTAAATTATGGGCAAAGTGATTATACTACCAATGGAGGCGGTGTATTTGCGACGATTTATTGATAAATAAAAAGAGCCTCCGAAGAGGCTCAAATCAGTAAAAAGAACATACACGTTTCTTGTCAATGCATTTTTGTAAAAGTTCGATCCGATTAGTAAGTCCGTCACAAACTTTCTGTTGGAAAGAAACATCTTGTTCGTATCGCTCAATAGTTTGATACAGACATTGGATTTTAACTTCACAAGCTGCTAGGTGCGCATCAAGTGGTGTGTAGTACCGACTTCCCCTGATTGATTGACCTTCGTGAAATACTTCAAACCTCCAAGGGTTTTTAAATTCATTAATCATTCTCGGACCTTTTCGTTGATAAGCTACCCAAGGCATGACACCTTTAGACATTCTACGAGTTACGATGTTCACATATCTTGGCACTAAAGCAGAAGTTTCGGGACCATACGTCTTATTGTTAATGAATATAATATCTTTATCGATCTGGAGAATTTCTCCGTGAGAATCGTAATAATGCTCTTGTGCAAAGTACCAATCTTGAAAATTCTTTCTTATATACCAAGCAGGATTACACAAAGATTCTTTGCAAGAAGGCCTACGACGCTTTTCACCTTCAGAGCAAGCCCTATTTAAGACACCTTTCCACATCAAGTATTCCGGATACATAACCCATTTATCTCCAATTTTTCTTGAGGTTGGTCCGCAAATATCTACTTGTGAATCACCAACACCGTAAAGTAAACCCATTTTAACGCTCCTATGTAATTAAACGAGTACATAGTCTAGCACGAATATTCTACACAAGCAAGGAATAATTACATGGCAGACATTCCACTCCCCGATTTGTCTCTGATTTGGGGTTCATCGGGCGACATTTTGAAGCCCTCCGACAGTAAGATTCAACAAGGTTGGCAACCAGAAATCCCAGCCCGTCAATGGTTCAACTGGCTTGACAACCGTCAAGATGAAGCTATTGCTCATATTGCACAACACGGTATTGCTGTTTGGTCCGCTGCTCTTGAGTACCAAGCAGGTAAGAGTTATGTTCAAGGTTCTGATGGTATTGTGTATAAAGCAATTACCACCAATACGAATATTAATCCCGTAGGCGGAGCATCAGGAAATTGGCAATCTGCATTCATGACGGCAGACCAAGCTGTTCAAGTAGCTACAGCGGCACAGTCCAGGGCTATGACTGCAAACAATGTTTATTTGAGCCCTCTGCAACTTGCTAATGCTTTTACGGGGTCTAATCAATCTTTGTCAGCCAACGGTTTTCAAAAACTTCCAGGTGGCAAGATTGAACAGTGGGGGACATTCACAGCTAATAGGAACACAGCCGTTGTAGATACAGCTATTATATTTCCTACTTCATTCCCAACGGCCGTTAGGTTCGTTGTGGTACAACCTTGGGATGGTGTAGATGCTGGTTCTGGTGCTAACAGTGCAGTCATCCTAGCAAGCACTGCAGGTTTTACTTATAGGGCAACCAAGTCTGGTACGGCTTATCCATCTGCTGTCCATACTTGGTATGCTGTGGGGTATTAATGACTAAAGTTTATTATGATCCGATAAGTAAAGGTTTCTATCAGGATGATATTCATAGAACTATCCCCTCGTCTAGTGTTGAGATTTCTGATGAACTCCGTTGGGAACTACTTGATGAAGTATCATCCGGTAAAGAGATTGTATTTAAAGATGGTATACTTACCTCTGAGACTGTCGTAGCTACTTATCAAAATGTTGTTGATAGTGAAAGGCTTTGGCGAGACTCTGAGCTTCAATACGCAGATATTGAATTATACAAAGTACAAGACTCTGACTCAAAAGCTGTTTCTACAGTTGCTGCTTGGCGTGAATATAGAAAACTCCTAAGATCATGGCCTGAACATCCTAAGTTTCCGGATACAAAATACAGACCTAATAGCCCCAAAACAAAAGGAAAATAAATGACTCAGCAAACAAGCCCGTTCATAGAAGGTAAATATGGCTGGAATTACGGAGAATCTGGATGGAATAGCGGCATGGATGAAAATATTAACAAGTTTTCATTTATGCTTGATAATAACATAACTGGGATTACTGATAACTTACCAACTGAGATTAATGGGAATTCTTACTTCTTAACCACAGATAACCGCATCTATTATGTGGTAGGGGGCACTTATTATTCTGTACCGTGTCCTGAACACTTTACGTTTAAGGTTAAATCGACAGGAGATACTTATCTATTTAGTGCTGGAACTCTTTCACAAGTAGATAACCCCCAGCAGTTAGACGCGAGGCTTGGTAGTGTTGAAACCACCATAAGCAACTTAGGTACAGCTGCGTTTGAAGACGTTGTTAATCTGGCCACACAAGCCGAACTTGATGCTGCTTCAGCCCAAGCAGCCGATTACACGGACGCTCTAAGGACAGATCTTGCTAGTTCAGGCTCTATTGGGACGGAGCTTCAGTTCAAAAACAGAGCCGCAATTCGTTCTACAGCAGGTAGATATAATGGTTATCAAGCCAGATTGCTAG